AAAAAGCTTACGAAGATAGTAAGAAAGAAGATTAATTAACAAACAAGGAGTCAATAATGGCCAAAAAAGATAAACAAAATGGACCGATCTTGACATTGAACGATAAAGAGTACGATGTGAACAAAGATCTTAATGATGAACAAAAGCAGATTTATCTGCATCTAAAGAATATAGATGATAAGATCAATCAGAATAACTTTATTCAACAGCAGTTGATGGTTAGCAAGGATGGCTTTGTTCGCATGATGGAAGAAAGTCTTGCAAAGGAAGATGATTACTCACCACATGATCCTGGAGATGAAAACGACTAATGATTGTTAGACGATGCGCCCAAGATTTTGATGTAGTGATACACAAGAATACTAAGCCAGGAATGGTAAAGACGATTGCTATGGCTGATGGCACAAAGAAATCTTTGACCTATCCATCTGCTGCGAAAGATTATTTTCTACTAGTGGATGGTGAGATAACTCAAAGATCCGATTCATTTGCTACGATAGAAACTGCTTACGTACAAGCATGTAAAGATAAAGGTTGTGATTCTCATGGGCGCATCGACATTTTTAAACATAAAATTATAAATAACAAGGTGGTGGATAGATGAAAAATCCATTAGCAACATTAGTGTCTTGGCAATATCGTACAGGACAATTAGATGGATGGACTGCGTATCATTTAGCAGCAGGTGCGTTTTTATGTAAAATATTCCAATGGTTACATTGGACAGATTTTTGGTGTGTTATGGGTGTATTCATAATTGGCGTAGCTTGGGAAATCTTTGAATGGTTTGTTGAAGGCGATGAAGAAACCTATGGCACTAAAAAAGTGTGGGCATACAATACGATGGCTGATATAGTGGTAGAAACTGGTATCGCATGGTGGATGGTGCTATGAACAAAGTAATAGAAAAATTAGATAATGGAGATTTTAAAGTTGTTAGTACGAGTTATGATATTCCTATTAAGTATCATTATAATACAAAGTTGCGGAAGCAACGGCTGGATAATAGCAAGCATACCAGTCACACCGCAGGATACAGTTACAAATACAGTTTTTATCGAGATAGTGGATGCTGATTCAACTGTTCATTGGTTTCATGGTAGTATCAGCAGCTATAGTAATTGGTGCTACAGGCATCAAAGATTGGAAGAGGTAAAAGTACAGTAATGGATACTACAGCATTAATTGAGGCTTATGGTGAATTAGGCGCGCTAGGTATGCTCGCAATTTTACTTTCTCTAATGATTAATTCATTATTAAAAGAAAATCGCTCACAAACTGAGCATATTGATGAGATTCAACAAGATCTGTCAAGTATGAAATCAGAGCTAAGTAATACAATGAATATTTGTGTAAAACTAATTGACTCTATTAATAGTTTTAAATCAAATGTTAATGACAAGCTAGATAGAAGGCACGAATCATTAATGAAAGAAGTAGATGATTTGAGCGATAAAATAAGTTATATGTCTGGTAGAATAAATGGAGGCAAACACTAATGGACAGTTTAAAAGTAACATCAATTAGTTTTGCTAACTATGGCGTGTATCTAGCAGAAATAAATTTGTTATTACAATGCATTGTTGCAGTAATGAGTATTATATATTTAGGAATTAAGATAAAAGGAAAATCTAATGGACATTAAACCAATGTTAATAAAGTTAGCTGAAGAGCAAGCAGATAAAATGAAAGAACAAGCTGTAGGCTACACACAGTCTGAAGAATTTGCAGATAAAATGGCGCAGTTGATGAATGATAAGATTAATATCCCATTTGTTAAAGAAGAAAAAGAAGGCGAGTTATTCAAAGAGTTTGCTGAAGTGGTCCAAGATTTAATCGCAGGAATCTTTAAGAAATAATGGCTGCACCTGCACGAATTAAATCTACGATGCGCAGACTAGGACTGCGCGGAGTGAATAAGCCAAAACGAACACCAAGTCATAAGACAAAGTCTCATGTAGTGATGGCCAAGTCTGGTGATAGATATAAATTAATTCGTTTTGGGCAGCAAGGAGCAAAAACCGCTGGTAAGCCACGCAAAGGCGAGTCTGCACAAATGAAAGCAAAACGCAGATCATTTAAGGCAAGACACGCAAGAAATATCGCTAAAGGTAAGATGAGTGCGGCTTACTGGGCAAACAGGGTGAAATGGTAATGAAAGTAAAAGGTGTTAGTGTAACAGGATTAAGTAAAAGACAAGTAGCAGCAATGCGCAGACATGCAAGGCATCACACTGCAAAGCATTTGCGATCTATGGTAGCAGCAATGCGCAAAGGATCTACATTCGGTCAATCACATTCTAGTGCAATGAAGAAGGTTGGGAAGTGAAAAAGAAACGTAGCAAATCCAGAGTAAATGAAGCAGGTAACTATACGAAGCCTACGTTACGCAAAAGAATATTTAATCGTATAAAAGCAGGTAATAAAGGTGGACGACCAGGGCAGTGGAGTGCTAGAAAGGCGCAGATGCTTGCAAGAGCATATAAGAAAGCAGGCGGTGGATACAGATAATGGCACTAAAGAAGTCACAAAAAAGTTTACGTAAGTGGACTAAGCAAAAGTGGGGATATGTCACGAAAGGTGACGAGAAGAAACCGCGCAGGAAGCGTGGTAGATATTTACCTGAGAGTGTACGTAAAGGTTTAAGTAAGTCGCAAAAGGCTTATGAGAACAGGTTAAAGCGTGCTGCGAGCAAAAGAGGCACACAACGCGCGAAGTATAGTAAAAGAACAAGAAGTAAAGTAAGGAGTGCAAGATAATGCCGTATGGAAAAGGAAGTTATGGGTCTAAAATTGGTAGACCTAAAAAAAAGAAAAAGAAAAAGAAGAAGATGAAACGTGGTCGATAAAAAGCAAATGCGCGGCATCATTAACGATGTCCTTCAAAAGTTAGGCGAAAAATACGCAGATCCTAAAGCTTTAGACTTAGTATATAACACTGGTTTAGTGGAGTCAAAATACGTTTATCTAAAGCAAATCAAAGGACCTGCGGTCGGCTTTGCCCAAATTGAACCTTGGGTGGGCATTTCAATGATCAAAGACTATTTACAATATAGAGAATCATTAATGAAAAAGGTAGCGGATGTATGCAAGATAGATTGGAAGTATTTTATTGATCCAACAGAAGAGGACTGGCGTTATATTTTAACAGTTAATATTGCCGCGCAAATTGTTTTTTGCAGATTACATTACTGGCGAGTACCTAAATCACTACCAAGAACTTTGGAAGAGCAAGCGCAACAATGGAAAGTATTTTATAACACTGCAAAAGGTGCTGGAACGCCAGAAAAATTTATTGAAATAGTTAAGAAATATGGATGATGCGCAGAAAATAGATAGATTAATTGACACCATGTTAGAATTAAAAGAATTAGCTAGATCATTAGATGATCCACGTAATGATCCTGACACTATTGTAGCAACAATGCTTGCATTAATTATCTGCGTAGATATACCAGATGTCACCATTTTACCTACTAATAACATAGGAATTGCACTCGCATGAGTTATTTAACCGCATTTTGTAATATAACAACCGATTTACAAGCAATTGTTAGTGATATAGATCGCTATGACCGCAAAAGAGTTTTAATGTCTAATTGGAGTAATCCTAGTTCAAACACATATCGACTAAGTAACACAGGATATATAGAAAATTTATACAAGGATGGAGTAGAAATGACGAAAGTCAGCGATACTCCTAATGCAGATAACGAATTTAAATACTCTGAATCAACTGATTCTGTTGATTTCTTTTTAGCGTCTAGTTCAGTAGCTGCTCTTAATAGCAGTGTATTTGAAGCTGGGCAGGATTGGGAAGATTTAAAAACACGCGTGGTAAAAGAACAAGCTGATCATATGCGCAGTTATTTAAATCGTCCTATATATAAGCGCGGTAATTCTAATTACCAAGGCGCAGCAGATAGGCCATACGACTTTATAGTTATTCGATGCAATGCGTTGTTAGCCTGCGCTGATTTGGTGCGCAGTCAAGATCCAGAAAAAGCTGCTGATCTTGATGAATTGGTTTTAGGTGACGATGGTTTACTTACTAAGTTAAAAAGACGTGATTATGTCATGTGGCATGAAACATCTTTTAGAAGTGAATCTGGTGTAATACGTGAGGTGAGTGTGAATGGATCAACTACTGGGTATATCGAAGATATTAAAATGTTTGGACCACCTAGCACAGATTATGATGAGGTGCGTGTGGTTATTAGTACAGCAGGTACATTTAGTCCTGGAACTGCATCTACAGTTAAGTATGATGTTTTTACTAAGGATGACACTGGATTACGCAGGCATAAATCAGTAGATGCAGAAGTAATGAATGGTGACTATCAAGCACTTGCATATGGTGCGCTTATTCGCTTTCAAGCAGGTGTGTATACGCTAAATGATGAGTGGTCCATTACATTTCAATCAGATGATGTGCAGATGGGAACTGTGCGCAGTGGACAAATTTATAGATAATGTCATCCATAAAGGTATAAGTGATGGCTATAACGTTTGAAAATGTCATCTTTGATAGAGTTATTGAAAATATAAATGATATTATTGCGAATGAATTTGGAATACAAATATTTTACGATGAACATCAAGGAAATCAAAGTTTTCTTTTGCAGCCTGTTAGTGATGAGATATTAGATACATTATCTAGTGGACAAATACGAGAAGTGACTATATCGATACAATACGAATTAGATTTAAGTAACAAAATAAATAAAAATTTATTTAAACAAGTAATGATGGTAACAGAAAGATTAAAAAGATTATTGTTTAATAATAACACATATAGTGTAAGTGGTACGAATCAATTTCGTAATGGCAGTGTGGGAAGTGTTGAATATGAACAAGAAGATGATAAAATCAGAAGCACCACAACATTTTCATGTCAAACATTGGAGTTAGTATGATAGTTAAGGCAAAAAAAGAATATAAAGATTTATCAGATAATAAAAATTTTATTGCATTAGGAAAAACAAGCACGCATTTAAAATTGTTAGCAGGTATGGAATGTGAAGTGTCAAAATCTTTATTACCTTTATCAAAAGAACTATTAAAAGCATTAGAAACTAAAAAAATTAAAAGTGAGGACAAATAATGGCTAAAAGCGCACTATTTCAAACCAGCCAACAAACCAATGTACTGATAGCTACTGAATCAGCGTTTGGCACAAAAGCTGCAACAGGAGCAGCAAGAATACACATGCCTGTTACTAGCTATAGTTTTTCTGAAGTTGCTAACCATACATTAGCAGTTGCGCCATTTAGAGCAGGCGCAGGTGGAGCGACACAGTCTACAGAAATGGTAAAAGCACAAAGACATGATAGAATGTATGAAATTACTTTGGAGTTTATGGGTTCACCACAAGCAATTGATAGAGTTTGTTTAGCATTGTTTGGTGATGGTGATGGCACAAATATTTTGCTAGGATCTATGCCTACCACAAGTAATATAAGTGGTAGCACCGCAACACCAGTAACCATATATTTTGATAAAGGTAGTGCAAGCGCAGCAAATACCGCACTTTCTTTTGCAAGTTGCATGTGTACATCATTTACAATATCTGGTGATATTGGTGGTAATGGTGGTGTCATTATAGGATCAGCTACATTTGTCACTGGATTTAATCCAGATAAAGCAAATATTAATTTTAGTGGCGGAACTGAAACTACGATTGCAAATCAATCTTCTTATTTTAATATGCATGATCTTTCTGCAACTACGATTACACCTTCTGGTGGTAGCGCAGAAGATTTAGTTTTATTTTCTTTTGAGTTAAATATTGCAAGAGCAGTGAACAGAGTAGGATTTGATACTGCTGCAAATAGCTTTGCTCCATTAGGATATGTTGTAGGTGGTTATGAAGTTACTGGATCAATGACAGTCAAAAGAGATGCAGAGTCAGATGCAGCTATAACATATGCAGATACTGCTGAACCAGTTTGTGCTGTTAGTATTACCGATGGAACATTTGCGATAGCAGCACCTAAAGCTATAATTGACCAATCATCAATTAACTTTGATGAAGATGGATTTAAAAGTGTTATACCATTTAGATGCACTTATGACGCTGCGAATACAAGCAATGCTGTAGTTACAGTATCAACATCATAGATTTAATCACGATCTCACGCCATTTTCATCTAAGGATGAAACATGAAAGTAAAAACAGATCATGGTACTTTTGAAGTACGTGATATAACGTTTAAGGCTCGTAGAGAGTTACATAAACTAGAAGTAAAAGCAATTACTAAAGAAGGTGAAATCAATACTGAAAAGTTCTTTGATGTATTAGATTGGGTACTCAACTTTAGTTTTACTGATCCAGAAAAAATACTTGGTACGTTAGATGATAATGAGATTGACGCAGTATTGATGTCAGTATATAACGCATACAAAGAGCCAAATCCAAAAAAGTCTTAATGCACCGCGTTGCGGTTTGGATGTCCTATAAACAGCAACCAAGCCGCAATCTCCAGTTTCCATACGATGCGCAGTCTCCTACGCTCAAGAAAAAGATTACCTACACAGAAGAGGTATTATGGGAAGAGATAGCAAGGCTAGTAGAAGAAAGCAAAGATGGAAAATTCACGCTTGGTGCAGCGTTATATTACTCATTAGTGTTTTGTGCTGACTCAACATATTTCTTAACGCCTGAGATTGTTTTTGCGCTTGAGGAGTATATGTCTATGAAAAGGTTTAATTTACCATTAGCAAAAACTATAGATGACGCAGATTATCATCGTTTAGTCATCTTTTCTGCTATAGATGAAGAATTTAACGCACTCCAATCAGAAGATATAAAGAAGCAAAATGGCTGAAAAAAAGTTTATTATTGAGGTTCGCACGAAAGGTTTTGCACGAGCTACAAGAGATTTTAAAAATTTAGATACGAATGGTAAGCAATATGTAGAAACTACAAGACGAATGCGCAATCAAAACAAAGGATTGATCGCATCTTTAGGATCACTGCGTAACAGAATTTTAGTGTATACCTTTGCAATTGGTGGTGCAGTTGGCAGTATGAATAAGTTTATTCAAGCTGCATCTGGCTTTGAGGATGTTAAGACTAGATTGGTTGGATTAACTGGTAGTGTTGAAGAAGCAGAGAAAGCCTTCGCTACGTTCAATCAGATTGCAGCCACTACTCCATTTCAATTACAGGATGTAGTAAATGCAGGTGCGCAGTTAGAAGCCTTTGGTGTTAATTCCCAGGCTACATTATCCTCAGTGACTGATTTGGCTGCGTTTATGGGTACAACTGCAACCGAAGCGGCAAGTGCGCTAGGTCGTGCTTTCGCAGGTGGCGCAGGTGCTGCGGACATATTAAGAGAACGTGGGATACTACAATTAATTAAAGATTCACAAGGAATTAAAGATTTAACAAAAATTACATTACCTCAGTTTAGACAAGCATTATTAAGTGCTATGGTTGATCCAGTAGCTGGTATACAAGGAAGTAGTAAACGACTATCGCAAACATTTACTGGTGCAGTTTCTAACATGAATGATGCGATCACTAGGTTTGCAGCGCGCATTGGATCGTTAATGCTACCATCACTAATAAAAGCAGCAAACTCAACGAGAGAGTTTTTTAATAGTTTAGACTTACAACGTCTTGCGCAGTTAACAACTTCTCTTGCCACCGCAACAGTTGCGTTTGTTACATTTAGAAACAGAGTAATTATAACTGATATTGCATCAAAAACATATGCCACAACGTTATTATTGTTAAAAGGACGCACTACAGCATTGACTATTGCTACAAATTTACTTGGTGCTAAGTTTAAATTGTTAGCTACTATAGCAGTAGCAATTTTTGGTGGCAAAGTATTAGATCATATTTTAAAAGCTAATAATGCCTTTAGTTCATTAAATACAACCACACAAACATTAACAAATAGCACACAACAACTCACCAATACAACGCAGCAATACATTAATACTTTGGGTAATCAAACCATTAGTTTAGGTATAAGTGCAGATGCGAAAGATAGAATAAATAAAATATTAGCTGATACAGTATTGCTTACTATGCAGAATAATGATGTAGATGAGACACGTATTCGGATTGCACAAACTATTTTTCAAGCAGAACAAAATTTAAGCGAAGCATTAAAAGGTAAAGTACAGATAGACAGAGAAGCAGCTACCCAAGGTATTTTTCGTATGGAGGCCACAGAAGCATTAACAGAGGCAGAACAAGGAGAGTTTAATGCTTTAAATAGATTAGTAAGTGCGCAGATGGAATCTATTATAAAAGGAAAAGAGCTAATTTCAACAAATAATAATCTTGCTACTTCTTTAAATATTGTTGGAAATAACATGAGAGCTTTGAAAAACAATTCTGATGATTCCACAGCAGGATTAAAGTTTTTTCTATCTACGGCAGCGCAGTTAATAGCTTTGACAAGTGGTGGTGCTGTTCCTAGTGCGTTATTGAATTTAGGTTCTGGTTTTATCGGTCACACTGGTGGATTGATTAGCAATAATGGTATCCAACGCTTTGCTACTGGTGGTATGGTCCAAGGCCAAGATAATGTACCTATACTTGCGCAGGCAGGTGAGTTTATCATGCAACGCAGCGCAGTGCAAAACATTGGAGTGCAAAACCTAGCCGATATGAACAGAACTGGTAACGCAGGTGGTGTGACTGTAAATATACAAGGCAACATGATTGGTAATGATGAATTTGTACGTGATAGTCTTATTCCTCAACTAAAAGAAGTATCCGATCAAAACTTAGCTTAATGTCTTTATCTAACGCACCAACATCTCCCAACGTAAATGAAAATTATTTATTTCAGTTTACTGCTGATAATAATACATGTTTAGAGTTTGATGGCACTGATGATAAGGTTACTTATGGTAATATATTAGCCACATACATTGATTTTACAGTGGAGTTTTGGGTTAAAGCAGATAGTGTTTCTGGAACAGATTACCCAATATTTCATAGAAGTGGTGGAGCTAGTGAAGATTTAGAAGATAATAATTCATTAGTAATATCATTAGATGGTCCAGAAATACAAGTATTTTACGAATATGGTAGTGGAGCTAATGTAGATTTACAAACTGGTGCAAGTGGATTTGATTCATTGGGGTTATCTGCAAATACTTGGACTCACATTGCAGCAGTTAGAAGTTCAGTAACTGATGATATACGAATATATAAAAATGGCACATTAGTTAGTACAATGTCATCTGCTGCTTCTGGTAATGATCCTTCAGGCGGAGATAGTTCTGATATGAGAGTCAATATTGGAACAAATTATGCAAATTCAAAGTTTTTTGATGGTGAATTAGCACATCTTCGTGTTTGGAATATGGCAAGAGATGCTTCACAAATCGCAAGATATTATCAAAGATCTATTGACAGTAGTGCTAGTAACTTAGTTGGATATTGGAAATTTGATGAAGGCACAGGCACTAGCGCACTTGATTCTAGTACAAATAGTAATAGTGGCACAATTAGTGGCGCAAGCTATAATATCAAAGGCTTTGATAAATTTATACATTCTTTTGGATTAGCCTTTGGACATACAACACTAGATTCAAATCAATATTATGGATCAATAGTTAATAAAAATATTGTATTAAGAGAAAGCATAGATATAACTCAAGGAACTGCATCTACAAGTAATATGAGTGTGGTAAGTAGTAATTTTATTTTTGAAAATGTTGATTTCTATAAACATGTTTTTAATTATTCAGAAAAAAATTATCATAATAAAGAAGTAAGAGTATATGCGCAGTTTAATAATGCTAGCTCTTCTAGCAACTGCCAAAGAATTTTTACAGGTAGATTGGTTGATGTAAAATTAAATCAAAATCAACAAGTAACATTTAAAATAAATGCGCATAGGCCTTGGGATGGAATTTCATTTCCACAAACACAACATTCTAAATACAATATTTATGAACCAATAGTATATGGTGCATTTAATCCATCTATAACGCAATCACCTTTAGTGGCATCGTATGGTGGATTATTTCCTTGTCCAGTTTTAACAGTTTCAAGACATACTATTACTACATTGATGCCAAAATCTTATTCTGCTAGTGATAATTCACATATACATTACTATGGTGGTCAAGATTACTTTTTTAGATTGCAACAATCCGCATCAAACACTACAATTACAGAAGCTACATCTACTGAATATGGAGTAAATATTTTAGAAACTCCAGCTACTTATGTTGCTCGTGGTAATTTTGTTCCTAAAGTTTCATCTTACACCACTTCTGCTGTAACCTTTTTAAATAATACTCAAAATGTTTTTGATATAGCTTCAGATGGTGGTATTGATACATCAACTTCAGCTACTTCAAGTATAACTAGCGTAGGCGATACAAGATTTTTACAATGTCAAACTTTACCAAGAGTATTTGATAGAACTACAATTAGGAGTTGCAGAATTACAATGTCTGGAATTATTTCTGGTGGTGGTGTAGATCAAGCATATGATATTAGTTTTTTTAGCAATAATAATGCTGATAATATCTTAACAGATAATAATCGAGTTATAGGACAAAGCTCTTCAGGTAATGTTACTGCTTTTGGTTTTGACACCGCACCTTCCAATGCAATTAATAGTGTTACAGGAGTTGCATGTCCAGATGAATTGCTTATTAAATGGGTACACGATAGTTTTTCTCCAAATATACATGCAGATCATACACTAACAGTTTTTGGAGTTACATTAAACCCAGCCATTGAGTTTGATACTGATGAGGATGATCTAAAAAGACTTAGTGATTTAAAATATTTTTATAGTGGCGGTGCTGGCCTAACTGCATCATGGGATTCTGATGCAATAGTTTATGGACATGATGCACATAGAGATCTTTTGCAACGTTTTGCAGGTATATCTAGTGATGATCCTACAAATTGGAGTGCTTTAAATACAGATCGTACTGTTGATGGTTGGAAAATACGATATTGGCAATTAGAGCCTACATCATTAAAAGATAATTTAGATAAACTTGCTTACGAATTTGGATTTGTGCAAAAGTTTGATGCTGAAAATAACGTAAAGTATATTTACGTAAAGCAATCCAGTGAATTAAGCGCAGTGTTAAATTTATCAAAAAATGATGTAAAAAATATTTCAATTAGTACCACTGGTCTTAATAATGTTATTACTCAAATGGATATTAATAATAATTTACATCCTGATGAAAATAATAAATATTATAGTAGCTCATCTGTAGTAAATGATAACAGATTTAAATACAATCTTGGTGACAAAGAAGGTATAAAAAATATTAATTTAGATTATAATATAGGAGCAATACCAACATCTGCTAATTCTGATCCAAATACAGACTTTTACTCTTATTACGATAATTTAATAGGTGATATGAAAGTTTTAGTGCAATGCGAGGTGGTCAATCTTGCTAAAGGTTATCAATTAGAAACAGGCGATATAATTACGTTTACAGATATGCCAGTTGAAATGTTTGGAACAAATTTTACTACTAGCACCAAATTTATGATTGTAGAAACAAAAAGATCACCAGGACAAATAATAATAACTGCAAGAGAGGTTGGATAATGGGATACCAAAGATTTACAACACCACGTGCATATGTTTGCACTATAAATTATAATTTAGCTACATCATGGAATAATGCATCTGGAGCAACAACTGTGTTAGGTGAAGTTGAGCTTAAAGACGATACTGGCAGAACAGTTTCTTTTTTATCTGGTAATAAAGAAGATTTATTTGACTTAAAACCACATAATCCAGTGCAAATTGCTGCTGCAACTCAATCATTTTATATTCAATATGATACAGAGAATGGAGATAATTCATTAGGTACAAATAATTTTTTAGCAATTTTAAATCACAACTTTGCTAGTGCAGATGCAATATTTAAAGTTCAGGTAAGTGATCAAGAAGATTTTAGCAGTGGTGTAACTACTGTTTCTGATCATAGTAATTATACAAATAAGATAAACGCAGAAAATAATAATAGTGCAAATGAAATTGATCCTGCAAATAATGGATGGAGTTTGATTACATTTCCTGCTTTAACAGGTGTAGGAAATCAATATTTACGTATAACTATTGAAGATGATGGCGGTCCTTCAACTAATTTTAATACCGATGTTTATATAGGTGGCATTATGTTTGGATCTTATGTTGATTGGCCACATTCAGTAGATTTAAATCTAACAACTTCTTATGATTATGATGGAACAAAACTTAATAACTCAGTAGGTGGTAGCACATATGCTCACGCGTCTTATTTTGGACCACCAACATGGACTGTTACTAATCCTTGGGTAAATACCACTACATCGAATCAAAATACATATGGGTTTCAACGTAGGTATGGCCGACAAAAACATAATTTAAATTTTAGTTATGTACAAGATACTGACCTATTCAGCGCAGATCAAACTGCACATCCTGCATTCTTTACTGGATCAGATTTACATTCTCAGTTCTATAATAAAATTATTGGCCAACATATACCATTTTTATGGACATTAGATAAAGATAGCACTACGTCAGGAGATTATGGATTATATAGATTGGCTAATTCATCATTTTCATCTCAGCAAGTAGCACCTCAAGTATATAACGTTGGATTTGATATTATAGAAAGCTGGTAAAATAATCCTTGCCAAGTGTTGACAAAGTTTCTTAGTTTCTGTCAACACTATGAAAGAATTAAAACAACATATGAGAGAGTGTGGCTTTTCACAAAATCAATTAGCTAAACATATTGCACTCGATAAGTCCATGTTATCACTAATGATGAATGGCAAAAGAAAATTTAGACATGAACATAAGGTCCGCATTGCGCGTGTACTTGGTATTAAGATGGATTTTATTAAATTTCCACACTAAAGCAAGGAGAGAGAATGATATATAAAGTAACTATCCATGAAAATATAAGTGAATTTATTGAAAGAAAGTTTTTTTCTAATAAAAAAGATGCTATTAAATATGGTAAAAAATGGGAAAAACGATCTTCTGTTGGTGGTGATGGACCTTGGGATAATTATAACGTTACATATACGTATAAAATAGGTACATTTAAAACACCAAAAACAAAAAAACATTTTTTAAGTTTTCTAAATGTATATGCTAATTAATTTGCTTCACAAAACATGGGCAGTACCACTTTTAATAGCGTACCCACAACTACTCTCTCTCTCTTAACGCTATTAGGTGCTGCCCATGAGATATAAAATTATAATTAAAGACAGTGATGAGCGATTCAAGTTTGCACATGATTGTCGCAAAATATTCGATAAGTCGAATACATACAAACCGCAGTCTAAGGAATCAGATATTGGTATTCAGTCAGAAATAACTGAAAACCAATATAAAAAAGTGATCGCCTTATTAGAAAGACGCGGATATTCATATAAACTAATAAAGGAGTAATCGATGAGTGGTTTACTTAATGCTGATTATAGCGTGCCTTCTAGTGGTGAAAGCAGCTATATGAAGTTTGTAAAAGGTGAAAATAGATTCCGAATATTAGATACACCAGTGGTTGGTTATCAATATTGGCAGGATGATAGGACACCAGTTCGTATTAAACTAGCTAACGAAGCACCTGCTGGTGAGAAGCCAAAACATTTTTGGCAAGTTCCAGTATGGAATAATGATCAAGTAAAGATACTGGATATTACGCAGGCTACTGTGCAAAAGCAGTTGCTAGACTTGGATCGCAACAGTGAGTGGGGAAACCTATCACAATACGATGTGATTGTTACTAGAAATGGCGATGGTATGGAAACAACCTACACTGCAACGCCATGTCCTAAGTCACCTATGACCGATGAAATAACGAAGGCTTACAAAGAGTTTAAAGCCGACTATGATCCAAACGCAGTATTTGAAGGAAACGCCGCTACCCAAGAAGAAGAGCTTCCTTTCTAAATGCCTTCTTCCGCATCCAGAAAAGGCTACAAAGGTGAAGTCGAGGTCGTAGAATTGCTCCGCGAACTCGGCTTCATTGCCGATCGTTCATGGGGTAGTGATGGGCGCAGCTTTGGCGAAAAGAGTGATATAGATGTCAAAGCTACCAAAGGTGATCTTACCATCCTGGTACAAGTAAAGAGAAGAAAGAAGATCGCAGGATTTTTAGATTTTAAGAATGCAGATGTAGTGATGGTCAGGCAAGATAGAAAGCCTTGGTTATGGATTGCAAAGCATTCATGGATGAAAAATTTATTTAAACGCGGAGTCGTAGAAACCCATAACCAAGAAAATGGCGTGTCTAATGATCGTGATAGTCATGACTCCGCGAAATTTAAGGAGAGAGAAAATGCCATATCCAATGAAACCTAAAGCAGCTATGGTTGCTATCGTATCAAAGAGTGTATTAAAGGCACTAGAAAAGCACATACCAGATGAAGATAAGCGTGTAGATGTTGCGCTGGATGTATGTGATGATATTTTAAGAACGTTACAACGCAGGAGAGAGAAATGAAATACAACGAATTTAATCAATTAAGAGATAGTTTTTTTAAAACTGCATCTGAGGTAAGTGATAACAAATCAATCGAGTATACGATTAGTAATGATGATAAACTGTACAATTTTAAGCACGTAGCGGATCGGCTTGGAATTACGCCAAAGCAGGCACTAATGGTATATGTATTGAAACATGTTGATGCGCTGGCTAACGATGCAAAGACAGGCAAAACCCATAGTGACGAAACCACATATAATCGTTGTCTCGATGTGTCCAATTACATGGTGCTTTTGGCTGCTATCGATAAGGAAAATCCACATGCAAATAACACTAAGCCAAATGGAGTTGCGGATAGCGAAGGGCGTAGCACAAGCAAAAATGAATCAGAATCAACGCAATGGAGTGACATCTCGCGGTCTGCGTGATTTGACTATCGATATGCGTGGAGTGTGCGGAGAACTCGCTGTGTGTAAAAAATATAATGCCTATCCAGACTTTGTGATTGGACCACATTACAGTGGTTATGATCTTAGTATTAGTGATGTAAGAATCGATGTTAAGACTACAAAATATAATCCTGGGTATTTACAAGCAAAGTTAAAAAAGAATGTTAAAGACTGTGATGCATTTATATTAGTGCATGATGCAAGTCCTGTATTTACGTTATTAGGATGGGCAAGGTCAGAAGAACTAATCAGTGACACCAATATTAAAGACACTGGTTATGGTCCTAACTATAACATGGATAGTTCTTCGTTAGCTACGATGGAGTTTTTTGAAACCTTTATAGATTGGAAGCAGAATGCTGAGTCAATTTAAAGGTGCGTTGGGTGAACTGGCAGTTCAAAAAGATTTAATTATGCAAGGTTACAATGTATATCATCCTATTGTAGATGCAGATCAAGTAGATCTGGTAGTTGAGATGTCTAATGGTACAATGAAACGAGTGCAGGTTAAATCAGTAGTAGAAATATCCAGAGGTACTGCAGTGGAAGTAAACCTTAGTAAATATCGCAATACTGGACGCGTTGATGTGGTGGCAGTGTACTATGTACCTAAAGATATAATTGCGTATGTACCATACGAAAATACGCATCATTTAACACTTGCATTAACAACAGGTAAGAACAATCAAAGTAAAGGTAGGAAATGGTTTTATTCTTACGAAAGGTTTCCAGAGTTTAGCTGATGATAGAATATTACGCAGGAAGTATCCAGTATGATACTGAAGATTTACAAACGGCCGATGAGGTGATTACAAGGCTAGAATTAAAAGATTTAATTAAAGACCTGAAAAAGTTAAAAAGTTTAAGAAGAGGTGCAAGCCTATTATTTGCTGCGCAGGTGCAGTATGATGGTTCTGAAGTAGATATAACTAACAAAGTAAGGAGAGAGATCAATGGATAATGTATTGCAATGGGGTAAAAAATTATTTGCCTTAAATAAAATAAAAGATAGAAAGAATGTAGATGCGTGTAAAGCAGATGAGCATATATATTACTGTCAATCATGTCGTAGGTGCTGGGAAAGGTCCAAGCAAACAACAAAGTATCATATAGAGTATTACGAAGATTTTGTGACCTATGGCAAAGAAAGAAAAATTTGCAATCTATGCACACCTGACGCAAATGTCTAGAAGGATGACGAATGTTCCTTTGGTTTGGCTATGGTTGAGGCAGCCATGTCAGGTGTGAAACTTTTAGACCTATTTAGTGGCATAGGTGGATTTCATTTAGGCTTTGAACGTGCAGGCTTTGAGTTTGATTACGTTGGATTTGCCGAGGTAGACAAATATGCCAGTGCAGTATATAAATATAACAATCCATTTGCAGAGGAGTTAGGAGATGTTAAATCTATTCGATCAGAAAACCTTCCCAAAATCGACATTATCACTTTCGGATCACCTTGCCAAGATTTTAGTATCGCTGGAAAGCGCGCTGGGGCAACTGAAGGAACGCGCAGTTCTCTTATCTGGGAAGCAATTAGGCTCATCACTGAGTGCAAACCACGTGTTTTTGTCTGGGAAAATGTTAAAGGAACATTCTCCTCAAACGATGGCGCAGACTTTTGGGCAATTATCCAAGCCTTTACCAACATTGGGAGCTATAGACTCGAATGGCAACTGCTTAATACACGCTGGTTTCCGCGAACCCCCCAAAACAGAGAGCGCATATACCTTGTCGGATATACTGGAAGCAGAGGTGGACGATCGGTATTTCCTATCCGAGAAGATGGTGGAATATATAACGACAAGCAAACCGGGGTTAAACCAAGAACCAAATTTTATAGTGCAATCACCTCAAAAGAAGGTTCTCGAAAAGAAAACAACTTTGTGATTATAGATAAACAAATTCAAAAGAAACACAATCAATCTTACGCAGCAAATCTTAGTGGGGGTGGTCATAGCGGTGGTAATCATAGT